GAGCAGCTCCCTGGCGATGTCGCCGCGGTCGCAGCTGTGGTCAAGGAAGTGAACGAGTCCGGCTTGCTCGCTTCAGTCGGCCTTGACCCGGAGAAGACCCACAAGGTCATGTTCCAGGCGCTGATCGATGCTGAAATCGACGAGAAGAAGTGCTTCGGCATCTCGCAGGGCTGGAAGCTAATCGGCGCGATCAGTGTCACCGAGCGAAAGCTGGCCGAGGGCGTGCTGTTGCACGGCGGACAGCCACTCATGAACTGGTGCGTCAGTAACGCCAAGATCGAGCCGCGCGGTAACGCCGCCCTGATCACCAAGCAAGCCTCCGGCACCGGCAAGATCGACCCGCTGATGGCGCTGTTCAATGCCGTCCAGCTGATGGCGCTGAACCCTGAGCCGGCCCAGACCACTTCAATTTACGATGAGGGCGTAACGATATGAGCTTCATCGATTGGGCGACCCTCGTCGCCGGAATCCTCGGCCTCGCGCTCATCACCGTCGGCGCCTGGATGATCTATCCGCCGGCCGGCTTCATCATCGCCGGCGCCGGCCTGCTGTCCTGGTCGTACATCGTCTCGCGCGCCATGGCGCGTACTGGCAAAGAAGGATAGCGGATGTTCACCAAACAGTTTTTCAGCTCGCAGCTCGCCACCGGAGGCGGCGGCTGGCTCTCGGGCCTGGGAGGCGCTCGATCCGATGCTGGTCCGCTGGTGACGGTCGAGTCAGCTTTGTCGCTGACCGCGTTGCAGAACTGCGTGACGCTGCTGGCGGAAAGCATCGCCCAGCTACCGCTTGAGCTGTTCCGGCGCACGGATAATGGCCAGCGAGAGCCAGCGCGGGATCATCCGCTGTACAAGATCCTGGCATACGCTCCCAATGAGTGGCAGACGCCGCTGGAGTTCCGCGAGGGTAGCCAGATGTCGGCCGGCGCGCGCGGCAATTCGTACAGCATTATCGGCCGCGACTCCGACGGAACCGTCACCGGGCTCTACCCAGTTCCGGCCCAGTCGGTGGTCGTGATGAAAGGGTCTGATCTCCGTCCGTACTACCAGATTGACGGCCAAGAGCCTATCCCGCAGCGCATGGTGCACCACGTGCGCTGGTGGAGCTTGAATAACTACGTCGGCGTCTCGCCGATCATGCTGCATGCGAACAGCATCGGCTATGCCCAGGCGATCCAGCAGTACGCCGGCAAGTCTTTCCTGAACGGGACTGCCCTGTCGGGCGTGATTGAGCGCCCGCGCGAGTCGGCGCCGATCAAGGATCAGGGCGTCATTGACCGCATCACCGACCGCTGGCAGCAGATGTACGGCGGGACGGGTAACGCCAAGCGCGTAGCAATGCTGCAGGAGGGGATGACGTTCCGTCCGTTCTCGATGACCAACGTCGATGCGGAGCTGATCCCGGCCCTGAAGCTCACCAATCTCGACATCGCTCGTATCTACAAGGTGCCGCCGCACATGATCGGCGAACTGGACAAGGCGACCTTCTCGAACATCGAGCACCAAGCCATCCAGTTTGTGATCTACACGCTGCTTCCGTGGATCAAGCGGCACGAGCAGGCAATGATGCGCGACCTGCTGCTTCCGAGCGAGCGTGACGAGTATTACATCGAATTCAACGTTTCCGGCCTGCTGCGCGGGGACCAGAAGTCGCGCTATGACGCCTACGCTGTCGCCCGTCAATGGGGCTGGCTGTCGGTGAACGACATCCGGCGCCTGGAGAATCTGCCGCCGATCAAGGGCGGCGACACCTATTTGCAGCCGTTGAACATGGTCGACGCGGCCAAGCCGCTGCCGGACCAGATGCCCAAGGCCGACCCGAAAGCGGTCGCCGAGATCGAAGGAATCCTTGCATGAAAAACCGCTTCCGCATCGCCGGCATGATCTTCAATCAGCCGCTGATGGTGACCGAATCGATGCTGGACCAGGCTGCGGCCTGGGCGAACCAGCAGATGAGCCTGAACATCGTCAATCTGAGCGTCAACGGCGCCACGCCGCAGATGATGGAAGACGACGACGGTCCGTACGAAACTGCTGCTATGCGCGCGGAGTCGGCCCGCCGTCAGACGATCGCCGATACCGGCGTTGCAATCATCCCAGTGCACGGCGTGCTGGTGAGTCGCAGCATGCAGATGAACCCCTGCGAGACCATGACCAGCTACGAGCAGGTGCGCGCGCAGGTAGCGGCCGCTCTGGCGGATCCTGCCGTCGAGCAGATCGCATTCGACATCGACAGTCCCGGGGGTAGCACAACTGGCGCGTACGAGCTGGCCGACTTCCTGTTCGAAGCGCGCTCAGTCAAGCCGATGACCGCAATCATCCACTTCAACGGGTTCTCGGCGGCATATCTGATCGCAGCTGCGGTTGGCAACGTGTCGGTCTCGCGAACTTCCGGCGTCGGCTCGGTCGGGGTCATCGCGAAGCATCTGGACCTGTCGGCCCGCAACGAGCAAATGGGCGTCAAGGTGACGACCGTCTCCGCTGGCGCGCACAAGAACGATCTGTCGCCGCATGAGCCGATCACCGAACAGTCGATGAAGTTCCTGACTGACATGGTGCAGGGCTACTACACCCAGTTCGTGGACGCTGTTGCGAATTACCGCAGCATCAGCGCCGACGCAGTGCGGGCAACCGAGGCCGGCGTCTTCTTCGGGCAGGCCGGTGTCGACATCGGCTTTGCCGATCGCATCGAGACGCCGCAAGCCGCAATTGACCGCGTTGCGGCGGACGCCCGCCAGGCGCGCGCTGCGCGCAGTTCCAAGAATCAGTCTGTCACCACCCGCGCGAAAGCGATGGCGATGGAAGTCCAAACCTGACCGCGTTCGCGGAAACAGCAACCCGGCCGCCCTTGAGGCGGCTTTTTCATTTCTAGGAGAGGCAATATGCCAACCATCAATGAGCTTCGCAGCGAACGCGCCAAGGTCAACGCCAGCGTCCAAGCTCTGGCCCTGATCGAAGCCGGCGGCGGTCAACTGACCGTGGAGCAGGTGAAGGAATTCACCGATCTGCAAGCCAAATTCGGCGACCTGACCGCCCAGATCACCCGCATGGAGTCTGCCGAAAGCATCGCCGCCGCCGCGGCGGTGCCGGTCGACCGTGCGCTGGCCGCTGCTCACCAGCCTGCTGCGCCACCTTTCGCCGCTGCTGCGCCGAGCATGCCCGCACGCCCACGTAGCCACGACCTCCCGGGTACCGGCATGTCGCGTATGGTCCGCGCGCTGGTCGTCGCACAGGGCAACCAGCAGGTCGCCGCCAAATTCGCAGCCGAGAACGGCTTCGGAGACGACGTCTCCATGGCGCTGAACACGCTGACCCCTGGTGCCGGCGGTGTCCTGGTGCCGGCCAACATGGCCCGCGAGGTCATTGAATTGTGGCGTCCGCAGTCGGTCGTCCGCCGCCTGGGCGCGCGCAGCCTGCCGCTCACCAACGGAAACATCACCCTGCCGCGCCTGAAGGGCGGCGCAGTCGTCAGCTACATCGGCAGCGACACTGACATCCCGGCGACCGGCCAGACCTTCGACAACCTGAAGCTGTCGGCCAAGAAGCTGACCGGCCTGGTCCCGATCTCGAATGACCTGCTGGCTTACTCCGGTACCAGTCCGAACGTCGACAAGCTCGTCGTGGACGACCTGACCGGCGCGATGAGCTCGCGCGAAGACAAGGCCTTCATTCGCGACGACGGAACCCTCGAAACCCCGAAAGGCCTGCTGGCCTGGGCGCTGGCAGGCTTCAAGATCACGGCATCCGCCGGCGACACGCTGCAAAAGATCGAGAACGACCTGAACAAGCTGATCCTGTGCCTGGAAGGCGTCAACGCCAACATGGGCGCGCCGGGCTGGATCATGTCGCCGCGCACCTTCCGCTATCTGGAAGGCCTGCGTGACGGCAATGGCAACAAGGCCTACCCGGAAATGAAAGACGGGACCCTGAAGGGCTACCCGATCGGCAAGACCACCCAGGTCCCGAACAACCTGGGCGCCGGCTCCAATGCGTCGGAAATCTACTTCGTCGACTTCAACGACTGCTTCATCGGCGAAGACGAGACCCTGCTGATCGACTACTCGAAAGAGGCGACCTACAAGGACGAAGGCGGCAACGTCGTCAGCGCTTTCCAGCGTGACCAGACCCTGGTCCGCGTGATCGCGAAACACGACTTCGGCCCGCGCCACGTGGAATCGGTTGCGATCCTGACCGGCGTTACCTGGGGCGCGTAGCGAGCCCTGAATTCCGGCCCGCCTAGGCGGGTCGGCCCATCTATTCGTTAGGAGTTGCACATGCAATCGGTCGAATTCATCAAGCCCTGGAAGATCTACAGTCCAGGCGACATCGCCGGCTTCGATGCCGAGCAAGCCAAGCGACTGGTCGACGGTGGCGTGGCCAAGGACGTCAAGGCAGAAGAAAAGCCCGTCAAAACTGCGAAGTAATCGTGAGCCCTGACACTTCCGCCTGGCTCGCCAAGCTGCGTGCCGAGGCGGAGGTGCCCGGCACCATCCTGGTGTGCGCAGGCCAGCTGCGCATGCTCCCCGAAGACATAGTCGGCAAGTCCGACGACGAGCTGCTCGCCCACGTGCGCGGGCTGCTTGGGAACGAAAACAAGGCCCACTCCGCATGAAAGTCGTCGACCGTCTCCGCCAATCGTTCAACGCCACCAGCACTGCAACCATTACCCTGGGCGGCGCCGTCACTGGCTTCCGCACAATCGCGGAGGCGATCGCCCATGGCGACCTGGCGATTGGCGACGAGGTGCCAATGTGCGTCGAGAGCGTCGCTTCGTGGGAACTGAGCCTGTACAGGGTCGATAACCCGACCCAGTTGACCCGCCTCGAGGTGCTGGCCAGTTGGACCGGCGGCGCGGCGGTGACGTTTCCCGGTGGCTTGAAGCAGATCTTCTGCGCAGCGCCGGCGCAATACCTGAATGGCATCCAGGTAGGGGCGCTGCCGGTGCAGTCCATTGCCGACGCGACACGCCTGCTGGCCCTGAATCCGTCGAATGAAGCATTCCTGGTTACGGCGGCGGTGCTGAAGGCATACATCGGCGGCACTGCCCCGCCAGCGGACAGTACTGCGCCGGGCGCGCCGACGAACCTGGCCTCGACGAACGTCGGCCAAACTGGCTACACCATCACCTTCACGCCCGGCAACGACAACGTCGCCGTGGCGCGCAGCGAATGGAGCCTTGACGGGTCGACCTGGACACCTGTCAGCGGTGGCGCCGCCGGCAACACCTTTGCGGTGAGCGGCCGCACCGCAGGCAGCACCGATACCGTGCGCGTGCGGACTGTCGACACCTCGGGCAGCGTTTCGGCGGCCGCAACCCTATCGGTCACGCTGCAATCCGCCGGCGGAAATGCGGCGCCGGTCATTTCCGGCAGCATCGCCAAAACAAGCATTGCGTCGAGCGGATACACGTTCGCATGGGACGCGCCGACCGACGCGAACGGCAACGGCAGCAAGGTGCAAACCAGCATTGACGGCGGTAGCACCTGGACCGACCATGCGTTCGCCGCCGGCAGCCGCACCGTCACCGGCCGCTCCGCCGGCAGCACCGACCAGCTGCGTGTGCGCGCGGTCGACGCGGCCAGCGCGATCTCCAACGTGCTGAGCGACAGTGTGACCATGCTGAATGCCACGCCTGCGATGGCGGACACCTACGCGGCCACGCCGGGTGTCAACTTCCCGGCTTCGTCCGGGTACGACGGCGGTGCGGCTCCTAACCGCTACTGGGCGCAACTCGTCAACGTCTACATCAAGAACGGTGCGGACTACCCTGCGCAATCGCCCCAGATCCGGTGCTGCTGGGGCAAGAGCCCGACCACGCCGCCAGTCGCCTTTAGCAATGGGTCGTGGCCGGGAGAAGTGCCATTCTCCGCAAATGGCGGCAATAGCGGCGCCGTCCCGAACTCCGTTCAAGGCCTGGTGTACCTCGACCAGAACGGCTACCCCGGCCTGTTCTCGGTGCAGGGAACCGTGTACGGCGGTGGCTCGCCGGGCAATTACTACCTCTGGGTTTTGTACCCGGATGGCTCGGCTGAGGCAGTGCAAACGCCGGTGGCGGTGGCTTGATGAAGCCGCTTATCGTCAACTCTCGGCTGCTCATTCTCGAGGCCGGGTTCCTGCTCTCCAACGCAGCAGTAGCCCAGCCCAGCGGGCCTGACTCGATTACCGCCGACCCCTTCAAGCTCGGCAACAGCAAAGCGCGCTTCATCATGCAGCGCAAGGCCGGCACCTACGACGACACGATCGCAGGCCAGGCAGGAAGCTACGACCCGATCATCGCGTACGGCTTTGTCGGTTCGCCCCCGGCCAGCGTTCAGGCGCGCGCTGTGGACTTCGCCACGGGCGCCGTCGTAAAGGACTGGACGACCCTGTCCGGCAACACCATCACCGGCCAACAGGGTCAAGGAAGATTCGAAGGGGTTCCGAGCGGCTGCGACTATCGCCTGCAAATCCGCGATCCGAGCCGTCCGACCATCGTCTACGGCGGGACGGTGAAATGGGGCGTTGGTGTGCGGGTGCTTTCGAAAGGGCAGTCGAACAACATTAGCCTGCTTGCCGCTGGAAGTTATGGCGACCAGGTTCCCGGCGTCGGAAAATCGGAATACGACTACATCGTGGACCCCGACGCTGCGCATAGCGTTGATGGCACGTTCGGCCCTGTAGTTCCGCAAGGCCTGGGCGGCTCGGGAGCGGATTACGGAACGCACCAGTTCAACATCGCAAGGGGCGGCGTCCTCAAGTTCCCCCGCGTGCTGGCGAAGGCGCTCCGAGCCAAGCATGGTCGCCGCATCCCAGTCGCGATCATCCCCTGCTCAATGAACGCTACCAACATCGAGTCGTTTATACCGCCAAATGGCGGCGTGGTCGCCGGCCTGTTCGCCGGCGGCGGTACAAGCGGCGGGGATTTCGGGCTAAAGACCCCGAACCTTGGCGACTTCGAGATCGTGCAGAAGCATCAAGGCGAGGCAAACGACGGCAACGAGCGCGCCGCCTACGCGACGAAAGAGCGGCAGTTAGTTGACGGTTGCATGGCGCACGTCGCCGCACATGGTCGAGCGCCCAGCCAGCTTTCCTACGTTCCCGGCGTGCTGGGTGTGTACCAAGGTTTGCAGCAGATCGAAAAGATTCGCGGCGCTACGCTTGATGTGCTCGCCTATTCGAAGGCCAACGCCTGGGCAAAGGTGGTGCCGTTCAACTGCATCGACCTCGATCCGTCGGACGGTGGCGATGGGTTGCACTTCCAGGATGGTGCGGGCGACAAGCGTTACCAGGAATGGGCGCTGTGCCGTGCGATCCAGTCCGTGCTGTTCAGCATGGGCCTGGCGCCGTTCGACGGCATGGGGCCGAGGGTAACGACCTACGCGCGCGCCGGCAACGTCGTCACGTTCGACGTGGCGAACGCGCAAGGGCCGCTCGCCATGCGCAAAGCAGGCCAGGCCATCACCGGCTGGTACGCGAACACGCAAGCCGATTTCAAGGGCACGGTGATCGCTGTAACGGCCGCCATCGTCGGCAACAAGATCGTGCTGACCTTCCCGGCCGGCACTTTCGACAGCGGTAAGAAGGCGTATGTGAAGCACTGCGGCGGCGATCCGGGCACGCAGCAGAGCTGCCACCCAGACGTCAGCAATCTGGTGTACGACAGCGCGCAGTACCCAAGTGCGGAGCCGAAGTTCACCGGCCTGCCATTCTGGCCGACCCCTGATGCCCTGGAGGTGATCTGATGCTCGGAATGTATGCGAACGGAGAGCTGGCCCTGGGCGAGATGCCAGCGATCCACATGCAGCCGCCAGACCCGGGCGACGGTGTGGTGGACGTGATCGACATCCCGGCATCGCGCGTGGTGGTTTTCGGCGGCGGCTCGCGTGTCGTCACCTTCGGGGGCGGCACACGGGTTGTCACATTCGACGTCGCATGGAATGGGCGAATGAAAGGAGAAAAAATGACAAACGCGCCTGAGCCGTACTTCAAGGACGGCAAGTGGTGGGTCGATAAGGACCCGGACGAGCAGAGCTTCTATGTGGCGAACATCACTAAGGAGCTGCAGGATCGCGGCACCACGGCGGTATCCGTCGAGCCGGTGGTCAAAGGCGTGGAAATTCTCATCCAGCCGCAGGTCCAGGGGAGCTTCGTGGTGATCAAGCTGGGCGGCATGGACGTTGGCGCTGGCGGCGAGAATTACTGGACGGCGCGCGTGACCTGCGCCAACGGCGAGCGCTTCGACCGCACCATGCACTTCAACAGGGTGGAAAACTGATGATCAATGTGAACGACATCCCCGCGGTGCGCGCGCTGGTCGAGCAACAGGCCGGCGCGAGTAGCTCCGGTGACGCGGCGGCTGCGTCCGCGCCTGCGCAAAACGTCGGCTCGATGGTGCAGGCTGCGAGCCTCCCAGCGGTGCGCGCGCTTCTGGAGCAAGATGGCCCGCCGGCAGCTCCGCAGTATGCTCGCGCGCCGGCCGGAAACGGCCACGAAGTCGCATTGAAGCAGGGAGGCTGGTCGCGATGAGTTGGGAGCGAATCAAGCCGCCCACCGAGCTGGCACTATCGCTGGCCGAGGCGCAGCTCGCCGCGCGAGTCGATGTCGACGAGCAGGGCAGGTCGTCACTCGATGGCGATATCGAAGCCGCGATTCGGACCTACACCTCAGAAGCGGAAGGCGAAACCAACCGCGCGATCATGGAGCAAATCTGGGGAATCATGCTTGCCCGGTTCCCGGCCGTGATTGAACTCACCAGGCCTCCGCTGCTGGAAGTCGTTCACGTGAAATATCGCGATACCGACGGCGTACAGCGGACGCTCTCCCCGGAAGACTACTTCGTGGCCCGATTCGGGCAGCCTGCGCGCTTGATGCCTGCGCCTGGTCGGAGCTGGCCAGCGACTGCCGTGCGTGCTGACGCTGTCGAAATCGAGATCCGCTGCGGCTACGGCTCCGACGACACTGCAGTTCCCGACTCGATTAAGGGATTTCTCCGGGCTCGGATCGCGGAGCAGTTCACCACCGGGAAGCACGCTGAAAACCCACACGTGACGCGGCTGCTCTGGCCGGAGGTGGTGCACTCATGAAGATGAACGATCGCGTAGTTCTGCTCAGGCCTGGCGTGACCCGCAACGCGGCAAACGAGCGCGTGGACGGCTTCGACCCGGTGCAGGAGGTGTGGGCGAACGTGAAAATGCAGTCTGGCGCCGAAGTGCTCCGCGCCGGCGCCGACGTTTCGGTGGTGAAGTGCTCGATTCGGATCCGGGCGCGCCGTGATGTGGATGCTTCCTGGCGTGTGCGCTACAAAGGCGTGGAATACGACGTCAAGTCACCGCCGCTCGAGGATGCGAACGACCGGGACTTCGCGTTTCTGGTCTGCGAGGGTGTGAAATGATCGATTTCGACTCTACTGACCTCATCGCGACCATCGAACAGACGGCGGAGCAGGTGATTGCCTCGGTGGATGAGTCGATGCTTCGTACAGTCGGCTTCGCCGGCGCCGAGGTCTTCCGCGACCAGGTGAAGCAGAACGCGCTGGCCAACAAAGAGACCGGCATGCTGTTCGACAATATCATCGTCAAGCGACTCGAAGAGGAGTCCGATGGCGGCCGGCGGCAGGTGTACATCGTTACGGTCCGGAGCGGCACCTCATCGAGCCCAGGTGCCTACTACTGGCGATGGGTCGAGGAAGGGCACAAGTTCGTACCGAAAAATAAGCGGGTCAGCCCGAAGACTGGTCGAACAATCGGCTGGGCCGCCCACCGTCGCGCTGCGGAACTCGAATATGGGAACTCCCGCGTGCCGGCCTACCCCTTCATGCGCCCCGGATACGAGAGCAAAAAGCATGAGGCGGTCGACGTGATGACGAAAACCCTCGCCGAGCAACTAGTAAGGAACGCCAGTTCATGAGCGTCTATACACAAATTCTGGAAGTCCTTAGCGGTCTCGCCGGCGGCCGAGTCTTCCCGCTGGTAGCCGATGAGGGCGCCGAAACTCCGTATATCGTCGTACAGCGTGTTGGTGGCCCAGCAATCAACTTCCTGACCGGCGAAATTCCCGAGAAAGAGATCCGCCGCGTGCAGGTGACCGCCTGGGCCAAGACCGTACTAGAGGCCGAAGCTGTCGGGAAAGAGGTCGCCGACTCCATCCGGTCCGCATCAACGCTGCAGCCTGAGGTTGTGGGCGGCGCCGTGGACGACTACGACTCAACTACGAAATACCGAGGATCAAGGCAGGAATTCTATCTGTTCTGCTGATCTAGCAAATCCCATCTGAGCCGCCCCGAGAAATCCGGGCGGCTTTTTCTTTGCCCGGCTTCCGGGCTCTTTACCTGAAAGGCCCTTGATGAAACTGCCAAACAACCTGGCGTTCGCGATCGCGTCCGTCTTCGCAACCGCCGTGTCGATCACGGCCGCAACCAATGCTGCGGAAACCGTCTGCACCGCGACCAACACCCTCGCCGCCGGCGACTTCGTCGAATACACCGGCGGCTGGAGCAAGGCAAACGGCCGCGTCTTCCGCGTGAAGTCGCCGACCGGTACCAACTTCGTGCTGGAAGGACTGGACACCACCGACGTCAACCTGTTCCCGGCCGGCGCCGGCATCGGCTCGGTGCGCAAGGTCACCACCTGGGTGCCGGTCGTGGGTGTCACCGCGGCGGACGTTTCCGGCGGCGAGGGCAAAACAGTCGAGGTGCAGCTGCTGGACAGCGACACTCCCGTGATGCTGCCAGACGGTTTCAGCGCGACCAGCGTCGCCCTGACCATCGCTGACGACAAATCGCTGCCGCACCACGCCGCCCTGCAGGCGATTTCCGACGGGGTGAAGCTGACCTGCCTGAAGGCGGTCATGCCGGGCGGTGACGTCCTGCTCTACGCCGGCTACTGCAGCTTCAACCCTTCGCCGACCCTGTCCAAGGGCAACGTGATGGCCGTGAAAGCGACCTTCTCGCTGCAGAACAAGGTCGTCCGCTACTAATCCGTTTTGCCGGCTGGCCCTTCGGGCTGGCCTTTCCGCCGCGTGGTCGCACCTCGCGGTCTTTTTATTCCCACCCCTCTGAAAGACAAAAATCATGGCAAACACCGTCAAAAAAATCGTCCTGGGCAAGCGCCCGGAGAGCTTCAAGAAGACCATCAAGGCCGCGATGCTGGACGGCACGACCGGCTCGATGGAAGTCGAATACAAGTACCGCACGCGCACCGAGCTGGCCGAACTGACCGATCAGCTGCAGGCGACCCTGAAGGACGAGGCGAACGTCGAAATCGAGCGCTTCAAGGCTGCCGTCGAGAAGGCAAAGGAAACGGGTGACCCGATCCCCGAATTCACCATCACGCAGACCGAAATCGTCAAGCGTCAGTCGGCCGTCGCCGTCGACTTCATCATGAAGATCGTCAAGGGCTGGAACCTGGACGCCGAGTTCGACCAGGATGCGGTCGCCGAGCTGGTCGACACCCTCCCTGCGATGGCCGAAGCGATGAAGGACGACTACCGCGCTGCGATCAACGAAGGCCGCTTGGGAAACTAAGACGGATCGCGGGCGCCATGTACGAGCCGGGTCTTTCGAAGAAGGACCTGGCGGAGATGGAGGCCGGCGGCTTCAAGCCGGAGGATTACCCGCATGAAGACGTTGAGATCTGGCCGGAAAACATTCCGGCATACGACCTCTTCGCGTATATGCGCACGCAGTGGCGCGGCGCCGGCATGGGCGTGATCGGCCTGGACTACACCCCGCTGCACCACAAGATGGACCGCATGCAGCTCACCCGGGACGAGTACGAAGATCTTGAGGAGTCCATCCAAGTGATGGAGGCGTCCGCTATCGGTGCGATGAACGATCGAGATGAGGAATAGGAAAAGGGAGTATTGCCGCTCCCTTAGCAACAGCGAGAAATATCAGGCAACGAGTTCTCGTGGGGGCTGAATCAAAGCCTCGGCCGGGATGCCAAGTCCTTTGTGTAGTCTCCAAATCATTGGAAGTGTGAGCGGACGAGTTCTGGAAAGGACTTCATAGACGCGATTTAGTCTGCCAATCATTGGCTCAAGGTCTCGCGGCGTCAGGCCAGTTCGCTCCATCTCAAATTTGATAGCTTCGATTGGATCTGCAGCTTCTAGGGGATAATGCTTCGATTCGTATGCTTGAACAAGTGTCGCTAAAATATCTAGTTCATCTCCCTCAGGCGTGCCAAACTCGGCCGTCATGAGCGACTCAACCCTTCGAAGCATTTCTTGATAGTCCGCTTCAGTGCGTATTGGTTTGATGTTCATGATTGTGTCCTTAAATGGTTTGAGCATCGATAGCGTCGTATTGCTCATGCGTCCCAACAAACTTCACATAAGCAATTCCATACGGATAGTTGAACCAAATAACTAAACGGTACTTGTTGCCGTGGATGTTAAAGACCACGCGACCTTCTTTCAGGATGCTTGCAGTGCCAAAATCAGCCTTGATATCTGCTGGTGTGGGCCACGTAGCGTTGAGTGCATGCCTGTACCAAGTCAACAGCGGCTCTTTCGAGTCTGCATAGTCATGTTGCTCATAGAATTCGCGGATGGTTTTGAGTGAGATTACGCGCATGGTTCGCACATCTTAGTCCCAATTTGGGACTATTGCAAGTGCTAGCACGATTGCAAGCGCATCTGCGTGTCGTAGACCGGCAGGATGGGGTAGCTGGGCGCTACCCCATGGGTCATCAAGAAGTCAGCTCTTGGTGGTTTTCTTGGGGATCGAGTCCCTGCGGAGCGTTCGCTTGACGGCGGGCTTGGGTAAGGCCTGGTGAGCTAAGGCCGGGTTTGGCGAGGTAAGACATGGGCTGACAACAGCAGCCAGCATCTTCAACGAGGGTGCTGTCTGATGCGGTAAGCATCGTTTGGTTTGGCTGAGCAGGGTGAGCTAAGGTGTGCTGCGGTTTGGCACGGCATGGGTAGTACGCGGGAAGCCCCTCAACGGGGCTTTTCGTGTTGCTCTTTCGGGCTGGTGTACCATTGCACCCTCAAAACTTGGAGGATGCGATGCGATACCTGTTCTTGGCTATGGCCCTCGGAGGCGCCAGCGTTCCAGTGCTGGCTGGAGATGAGGTCTTTTGCGACAAGCCGGAATATCTCATGTTGAAAGAGGCGGGCAAGCGCGAGCTTGACAAGGCTTATTGCTCAGCCAGAATGCGGCACATCCGGAATGAGGGCTACTCTCAAGTAACCCGAGATTTCATACGGAAGAGCCTGGCTCAAGGCGCTTCTACCGAAAAGCAGCAAGAGCAAGTCGCTGCATATGGGCGAGCAATCAGCAGCTGCATCGCTGCTGCCGGGGCCTATGAGGATGCGCTTCAGCGAAGATTCAAAGCAAAACCAGATCCCTTATGCGTTAAGGGCGAGTAGACACAACTGAGCCAGCGTACAGCTGGCTTTTGCATTTAGAGCCGCCTCCGGGCGGCTTTTTTCATGGGCGGACGATGAGCGAAATTGTCAACGAGGCAACAATCCGTGTGGTTGCAGATGCGTCCGGCGTCGAGGCAGGTCTCAGGCCGGCTGTTGATGCGGCACAGCGAGCGGGTCAAGCGGTTTCTCAGGCTGGGGAGCGGGCCTCCAGTTCCGGGCGTACGATCGACGCTGCCCAGCGAACCATCATCGGTGCAATCCAGCGCACCACTGCTGCAATGGAGGCTGGGGGGCGCAGCACGGCCGCTTATTTTGAGCAGATCGGAAGTCAAAAGCTCGCCGATCCCGCTTCTCTCGCCCCTTACCTAAATCGACTACGCGAAGTCGAAGTGGCCCAGAATCAGGCTGCCGAGTCAGCGCGCGCGCAAGCAGACGCAGAGCGCGAGCTGGCCCAAGCACAAGCGACTAAGGAGGCTTTCGTAGCGAGCCTGCGTGAGCAGATTGCTCTGTATGGGAAGTCGACGGACGAAGTGCTTCGCTACCGTGCTGCCCAGGCAGGCGCCGCTCAAGAAGCATCGCATCTGATCCTGCAGCTCCAGAACATGCGCGCCGCTCATGAGCAGATTGCCGATGCCGCACGCGCTGAAGCTCAGGCTCAACGTGAAGCTGCGCAGGCGCAAGCCGGCCGCGATAACTTCATTTCGAATCTGACGAATCAAGTCAATTCGATCGGCAAGACCCGCTCGCAGCTGCTCGAGATGCAGGCGGCGCAGTTAGGGATTTCCGAGCAGGCGGGGCCCTTGATCCAGCGTCTTCGCGAGACGGAGTCGGCCTTCAACGACACCGGCATGTCGGCAGGTGAAACCGCCAACGCGTTGCGCCAAGTCCCAGCGCAAGTGACCGATATGATCACCTCTCTGCAGGGCGGGATGGATCCGCTCACAGTGTTGATCCAGCAAGGCGGACAACTGAGGGATACATTCGGCGGCATCCGGCCGGCTGCGCAAGCCTTGGGTAACGAGCTGATGAAACTCATTAACCCGTACACCCTTGCTGCCGCGGCGGCGGTTGCACTTACTGCCGCCTACTACCAAGGGTCGAGAGAGGCTGACGCGTACAACCGTGCCATCATCCTGTCCGGCAATGTCGCAGGGACCAGCCGAAACCAATTAGCAGACCTCGCTCGGGAAATCAGCAAGACCACCGGTACGCAAGCGAAGGCTTCAGAAGCAGTCGCTGCGCTCGCTGGCAGTGGGCAAGTCGGCGCTAAAAATCTTCGCGATTTCGGACTCCTGGCAGTTCAGATGGAAAAGGATGTCGGCCAGAGCATCGAAACGACTGTCAGCGATTTGGCTGAGTTGGGCAACTCTCCAGTCGAGGCCAGCCGCCGACTGAACGATGCATACCGCTACCTGACCGGGACTACGCTCGAGCAGATCAAGGCATTGGAAGAGCAAGGCAGGGCCGAAGAGGCCGGCGAAATGGCGCAGAAGGCATACGTCGCAGCGTTCACTGAGCGCACAGGCAAAATGCGTGAGAATTTGGGGCTCGTCGAACGTGCATGGCGCGGCGCCACTGGAGCGGCTAAATCAGCATGGGACGAATTCCTTGGAGTGGGTCGCACTCAAACGCCAAAAGAGCGGCTGGAAGAAGTTCGCGCTGCGCTCGCTGATGCCGACAAAGCCCCGTCACCCATGGCTCTTGGGGATCGCTCTGGCTTCTCCGGGGCAACCCAACGTGCATTAAACCAGGCGGACAAAAAAGCACTGCAGCGGGAAGAAATCGAGCTTGTCTACAAGATCAATAAGGAGGAGTGGGATTCGCAGCAGGAAGCCGTTCGACAGCAGATGCAAAAGACTCTGCAGACCTGGAACGATGGCGCCGACCAGTATCTGAGCAAAGCCGCCAAACTTGAGAATACTGTAACGAGAATCACTCGCGAGGGCCTGGCTGCTGGGGTGGCCCAGAAGGAAATCGACGAGCGCATCGCCGCTGCACGCGCTGCAGCGAACAACGAATCAATCGAAGCCAGTATCGCCGGCCTACACAAGCTTGATGGCGTTGCCGATCTGATGCTGCAGCGAGAATTAGGGCGCATCGCTACCCGCAAAGCTCTCGGTGAGATTGGTGAGGACGAAGCGCTGCGGGCGGCGGCGGAGCGGGAGCTTGGCCTTCTAGATGAGAAGGAGAAAAAGGCACAACGTCAGCTAGCGTTAGCACGGAAGCTTAGGGATGGGCAGACTGAGGTAGCTCAAGTAGAAAGGGATCTTGCGGAGATCCAGGCCGAAAAAGTTAGTCGAGCAGCCCAACTCGAAAACGACCTTGCAACCGCGCAGTTCCGCCGCTTCCAAGACAATGAAGACAATCACCGTAAGGGCATCCAGAGCGCTGAGGCCGAGCTTAAATCGCTCAAAGACCAGGTCGATGCGCAAGTGCTGGCGAATGCGGAGATCGGTTTGGGCAAGATTGAAGTTGCCGATCTCGCTGCGAAGCGGTTGCTTGCTGCGGCGGCACAGAAGGAACAGACGGCTGCATCGATCGCCGCAGTCAAGCCTGAACACGAGCTGGTAGAGGTCTACCGTCAGCAAGCAGCCGAGTTGCGAAAGCTGGCGACGGGCAAGCAGGTTGGCGCCACGAAAGCCGAGGCAGACGACACCTCCAAGAAAGCGCTTGAGGAGCTCAACAAGTTCCTCGACCCATCCAAGGCCCAGACGTTCGGCGAAGCGCTGCGTGAGGCGTTCGGCGCCGGCGGCGACGCGCTGTCGAAGCTGATGGCGAACATGGACAGCTACAGCAAGCGTCAGGCTGAAATTACTGAGGCTCGCAAAAATGCTGAAAAGGCCCGAGGCCAGAAGGACTTCAACGAAGTTGCGTACCTGAAGACTATTACCGAGCTTGGCGAGCGCGAGATCAAGAACCGGGTGCAAGGTTATGGCGACATGGCCAGCGCCGCCAAGGGGTTTTTCTCCGACGGCAGCAAGGGGTACAAGCTGCTGGAGGGCGCAGAGCGGGCTTTCCGCGCCATGGAGCTGGCCAGCCAGATGGAATCGCTCTACACGCACCTATTCGTCACGGGAGCGAAGGCGACGGGCACGGCGGCGGGCCAGGCAGTTGAGACCGGCGCGGTGGTGGCTGGTGAGGCTGCGCGCAACGTCGCCAAGGTGCCAGGCGTGTTCATGTCGTTCATGAGCGCGATGGGCCCTTGGGGCGCGGCAGCGGCGGCTGTGGCCGTCGCGGCCGTGCTGGGCGGTGCGTTCAGCGGCGGCGGTGGCGTCAGCGTGTCCGAGTCGCGCCAGAAGTCGCAGGGCACCGGCACGGTGCTCGGTTCCGACGCGAAGTCGGAATCGATCGCCAAGTCGCTCGAGATGATCGAGAACGCCACGTTCCAGGGTCTGTCGGTCAGCACGGACATGCTCTCGCAGCTGCGCAGCATCGACAGCAACCTGACGAACTTCTCGACGCTGGTCGTGCAGACCACCGGCATTAAGGGTTCGCTCGCCGATGGCCTGGAGTCGGGCAGCGGTGGTTTCTGGGGCAAGTTGGGGAACTCGATCTTCGGTGGCAAGACGTCCGTCGAGGACACCGGCTTTTCGATGAACCCGATTGCGTTCGCCGACGTCTTCCGCGGCTGGGTCGACTCGTACGAGTATGCCGACACCAAGAAATCGGGCGGCTGGTTCTCCAGCGACAAATACCGAACCCAGATCGAAGGTCTGGGCGAGGAAGGCAACCGCCAGATCGCGCTGGTCCTGACGTCCCTGTATGGCGCGGTCGAGTCGGCAGGCGGCATGCTGGGCCTGGCCGGCAAGGACTTCACGGACAAGCTCAACGGCTTCGTCGTCGATATCGGCATGGTCAGCCTGAAGGGGCTGTCCGGAGAGGAGATCGAAAAGGAAATTCAGGCTGTGTTCTCGAAGGTGGGGGACCAGCTGGCGCTGTACTCGCTTGATGGGCTGAAGGACTTCCAGAAGAGCGGGGAGGGCTACCTCGAGACGCTCACCCGGATCGCCACCGGGTACCAGACCGTGACCGTCGTGGCCGATTCTATGGGTATGTCGTTCAATGCGATCGGCGTCGGCTCAATCGCAGCGCGGCAGCGCCTGATCGACCTGGCCGGTGGCCTGGACGCGTTCAAGGAAAGTGCCGATTCGTTCATGTCCGATTTTTACACGGACAAGGAACGGGCCGATGCGCTCCGCGCGCGCATCCAGCCGACCTTGGACAAGTTCGGGATCCAGACAGGTGCCGACGACTCGATGGACCAGTTCCGCGACGTGGTCAAAAGCCTGCGCCTGGAAACGGCCGCTGGCGCCCAGGACTTCGCCACCCTGATGCAGATCATGCCGGCGTTCAAACAGATCGCCGATATCGACGCTGCGCTGTTCGAGGACCAGGTCGAACTGGCACGCAGCCGCCGTGATCTGGAAATTCAGATCATGGAGCTCACCGGCGACAAGGTTAGCGCTTTGGCTGCAACCAGGGCGCTGGAGTTGGCGGAAACAGACGGCTCCCTGCACGCGCTGCTGGAACGCGTCTACGGTCTGCAAGACGAGGCTGCAGCCCTGGAACTGGCCGGTTCGAAGCGACAATTGGAGGCGCAGATCCTTGGCCTCTTGGGCGACAAAGCAGGTCAGCTGGCCATCACGCGTGAGCTGGAGTTGGCAGGAATGGATCCGGCCCTGCGCGCGCTGCGCCAGCGGTACTTCGCCTTGCAGGATGAGGCAGCCGCTGCGGAGGCGGCGAACTCGCTGCTCACCCTTCAGGCTCAGATTTACGAGCTGACGGGCGATAAAGCAGGCGCCGCTGCCGTCCTCGCACAGCAGCATGCAAACGCCTTGAAGGAGTTGGACCCAGCTCTGCGCACCGCCACCGAGCAACTGTGGGGTTTGCAGGCGGCCGCCAAAGGTGTCGAGCAGGTGAAGGCGATCGCAGCCGCGCTGGTCACGGGTGTCGAGAGTGCATTCACCGCACTGCAAAGCGTGGTGGGCCGAGAGAAGGCGCTGCTGCAGGACGTGGCGAACAAGCACAAGGCGCTGGCCGACGCGCTGCGCGGCACCCTCGATAGCATGAGTGTGTCCGGACAAGAGCGGCAAGATCGCTCCGCTGCCCAGGCGCAAATCGCGGCGGCACTGGCAATCGCCAAGGCCAGCGGCACGCTGCCTGACGTCGACAGCCTGAAAGGTGCGCTTTCGATCGTGGGCAAGGACTCCGCGTCCCTGTTCTCGACCCAAGAAGAGTACCTGCGCGACTTCTACGCAACGCAGGGCGATATTGCCGACCTCGCGGGGTTGACCGATAAAACGCTCAGCGTCGAGGAGCAGTCGATTAAGCGGCTGGACGACATCCTGGCCAACGCCCAGCAGCAAGTCAACGCCCTCAAGGGTCTCGACACCACGATGCTGACGTTGGTCGACGTGATGCGTGACTTCGATCGCGTACTCGGCTCCGCACAGGCGGATCCAGTCGCAAGCGCCGGCGGCACCTTGACCAAGCTGTACAGGGAGCTGCTGGGCCGTGCGCCCGACGCTGGCGGTCTGGAGTTTTACAAAGCGCGGCTTGCCGAAGGGGTAACGCTCGAGCAGATCCGGAACGACATCCTTCAGAGCCTGGAATACAAGCAGCTCAAGGGTATCCCTGGTTTCGCTGGTGGCGGCTTCTTCGGTGGCGGGTACCGGGTCGTCGGCGAGAACGGTCCTGAGTTGGAAACAACGGGACCGGCGCGGATCTTCAACGCCTCAGAGACCAGCGGCATGCTTGCCCGCATGGCGCGTCCCTCGGAGGACTATGCGGCTCTGCTGGCGGAGGTGCGCGTTCTGCGCACCGCATTCGGCGGCCTGTTCCCCGTGCTGTATCAAGTAGCCAAGAACACCGGCCGCGGCGCGAACAGCCTAGAAAAGATGGACCGAAGAGAGGAGGTAAATGCATGAATGAGATCGCGCCAATTCCCATCACTGACGCGATCCTGACGGCGTCGTCCCTGTCCGAAACCGACAGCGGCGACGCACCGCTCTGGGCTGCTGGCGCGCAGGCGAAGGGCCAGCGCGTCCGCCGACCGAACCATAGGATCTACGAGTGCGTCACCGCGCACACGGCGAGTTCTGCAGCAGCCGACTATCCGGAAAACAATCTGGCCGGTACTGGGGCGAAGTGGTTCTTGGTGCGGCCGACCAACCTGCACGCGGCGTTCGACTCCGTGATGAACACGGCCAGCGTCGCGAGCGGGGAGGTGATGTCATGGACCTTTACCCCAGGAACGCGCGTGGACTCGGTGGCGCTGTTCGCTGTCTTCGCATCCAGTGTGCGGGTTCGGGTGACGGTCAACGGCGTGGTGAAGTACGACGTGACGCAGAATCTGCGGCTGCGCAACTGCCGCAGCTGGACCGAGTGGTTCACGAAGGCCGTTTCGTTCCGGCGCGATGTTTCGTTCACCGGCCTACCCACATACCGGAATGCCGTGATCGAGGTCATCGTCTCTTGGCCTCGAAACATCCCGAGGGTGGGCGAGTTGCAAATCGGCCGTGCCAATTTCCTTGGCCTCATGCAGTGGAAGCCGAGCGTGCGCACCATCGACTATTCGAGCGTCGAGCCAGACCAGTGGGGGACCATCCAATTTGTCCCGCGCCGTGCGGTGCGGGTGGTCGAGTGTGACCTCTTCGTCCGGAATGACCAGATCGAAGAGGTTCTCCGGCTGCTGACGCTGGCTAAGTCGTCACCTCGAGCATGGCTCGGTAGTCCGAAGTTCGGTGTGCTCAACCTCTTCGGGTTCGTCCAAGACTTCCAAATCGTCATAAGCGGGCCCGGCGGCTCGTTCCTCAATCTTCAAATTCAGGAGCTGACCTGATGCCAGCACAAATTACCGTAGTACTCCCGAAGCTGGGTGTGTCGCCGAGCCGCGACGACCCGAACTTCGAAGATCAGGCCGATGACATGATGGGCAAGATGCAGCCCTTGCAGGTCAGCATCGACGAATTCTCCGACCAGGCCAACGCGCTGGCCGTGGACGTGAATGCCCTGGCACTGGCGGCCAATCAGTCGGCCGCCGCTGCCGCCAGCGCGGCGCAGGCTGCGGGCGCCGCGCTGTGGGTGTCAGGGCAGTCCTATGCCCTGGGTGCCCCAGTTGTCGACCCGATCTCGCTTTATACCTACCGGAAACGGACGGCGGCAAGTACCAGTACCACGCGACCAGAGCTGGATACCACAAACTGGAAGAACATCTCGGTTGTCCCGCCGGCGGCCGGCAACCTGGTTGACACCGGCTCGTCGGCGACGCCGATCGCGTGGGATGCCAGCGTGACCCAAGTCCCGACGCTGACTTTGGTGGGAAATCGCACCATGGGCGCGCCAAGCAACCTCACTCCGGGCAACTACGTCATGTTCGTGAAGCAGGATGCGACAGGTAGCCGGACGCTGGACTTCAACCCGGTCTTCGTCTTCCCCGACGACATCCAGCCACAGATCGACCTGGGTGCTAACCGCCGCACTATGTTTTCGTTCATCTGCGACGGCACCAACTTGTTCGCCTCCTACCTCCCGGGGTACACGCGATGATCCCGATCGTCCTGCCGCGCCCCGTCACGCTCAGGCCGGGTACGACGAGCAACTACAACATGCGCACCGCCGCCGGCAACATCCGCGGGCCGGTGTGGTTGCGCTGCCTGGTCGAGGGCACCGTCAGCTCGAACAGCACTGCGACGCCGGCGCTGACTACTGGTGCCGGCTGGGCGCCAGGGTCGCTTCTTCATCTTCTCAACAAGGGAACCGTAAAGGGTGGCGTGGGTATCTCCGGTGTGCATGGGACCGGCAGTAGCGGCAACTCCGGTACAAGCGGCGCTGGCGGTGCGGGTGGATCGGGAGGCACGCCGTCTGGCCAGAGCGGCAGTAGCGGCGGGACCGGTGGCGCGGGCAGTGCGACAGATGGAGGAAGCGGCACGCCAGGCGGACCAGCACTCGACGCCACCTCAAAAATCATTGTGAAGAACGAAGGCACGATTTCGGGTGGCGACGGAGGCGCGGCTGGGCTGGGCGGCGTTGGCAGCGGCGGCTCGGGCGGTGGCGGCGGCGGCGGCGGGGGCGGCGGTAGGAGTTTCCGCGACTCGGTAAGCAACGCCTATATCAGCACGCAAAACGGAGGTGATGGCGGGTGGGGTGCCGGTCGAAATGGCAGTCGCACGTTTGGCACCACCGGTCCGTCCGGCAGCAAGGGCGGTGACGGCGGCATTTATCAAGGCTCAGGCACTGCCGGCCAGCAACCGGGCGGCGTGGTTCCTCCGTCAGGCCAAAACGCGACGAATTGGAGCGGCGGCGCCGGCGGGCCAAACGGCAGTCGTGGCACGACCCGCTACGGCAGCGACGGCTCGGCAGGCACGCGCGGCTACGCCGTGAACGGTACGGCCAATATCAAATTTGTTCAAACTGGCACCATCGTAGGGAGCACTGTATGACCAAAATCTTCTACAAGATCATCGAAAGCGACCCGAGCGACCTGCAGATCAGCGTGCGCTTCTTCAGCGACAAACTGCCTGAATCGGAGCTCATGGTCGACGTCGGCCGCGCAAGGACTGATTACGCGATCTCGCTACCGGTTCCGATTCCCGCCGGCGACGCGCTGCACGAGCTGATCATGCGGGCATGCCCGATTGAGTGGTTCGCGGCGATGCACGCCGCGCGCGACCCGAACGTGGACACCGGTATGCCGCACATCGCGATCGGCACGGTGCGCGAAGTCACGCCAGTCGTTCGCGAGCCGACCGAGATGGAAATCATCGCCGCTGGCATTGCCGGCATCGACCAGCTACTAAACACGACGGCCAAGTCGTACGGCTACGACAGCATCGTCACGATGTGCAGCTACGCCAGTTCGATGGCGGAGAGCGCCTCGGCGACGGTGGCGCGCTACCGAACCGAGGGCCAGGCCGCCCTGGAGTGGCGCTCGCTGTGCTATGCCAAGGGCGAGGAGATCCGCGATGCGGTGAAGGCCGGCGAGCGCGCCCAGCCGACCGTCGCAGAGCTCGTAGCCGAGATGCCGCAGATCGGCCTTGACTACTCAGGCCGGTTCGCCGCCTGACCGCGCCCTCCATTCACCCAGACAGCCCGCCTCGAGCGGGCATTTTTTCGCCTCAACCCAAGGAACTCCATGAACTCATGGCAACAAGACGCCGCCCGCCTGGGCGGCCCGTCGCTCGTGCAGCTGCTCAGCGAAGTGCGCGACAACCAGCTGGACCTGATGGCGAACTTCGAAGCGCTGAACGTCAAGGTTGCGCACCTCGAGGCGACCAACAAGCGCCTGCTGTCCGGCTTCCCTGCAGACGACGTTGACGGCCACCGCAGGTATCACGAGTCGGTAATCGAATGGCGCGAGCTGCGCAACAAGATGGTGCGCGAGGCGCTGATGAAGGTTGCTCAGGCCGGCATGCTGGCGGCATTTGGGTGGCTGGGCGTCGCCCTGTGGCAGGCCTTCGTGACGACAGTGAACAAATAAGCCCGCTCTGCTTACTCCACATGGCCATCGTGTATGCGCCGGCCGCGCGCCGGCGCCTAACCTGAAAGGACACACCGTGAAATTCATCGAAGATGCACGTGCGCAGTTCCCGAAACTCTGGTCGGTACGCTTTGCCCTGCTGGCAGCCATCGCCTCGGCGGTCGAGGCGGGGATGCACCTGTACGCCAGTGGCACCGCGCCCATACTGGTGATCGCCGCTGGCATGACATCGCTTGGCGCCGCGATCGCGCGCGTCGTGGCGCAACCATCGGTGACCGGCAATGGGTAACGGCGCAACAACCCAACGGCACGGCCTGGTTGGCATCGTTGGAGCTCTGGCGGCCGCGGCGCTGTTCGCCACGACTCCCGCATGGGAAGGGCGCGAGCTGGTCACCTACCGCGACATCGGCGGCGTCCTGACGTACTGCGACGGCGCCACGGAGAACGCGATGTGGGGCAAGCGCTATACCGCTGCGGAGTGCGACGCACAGCTCGACCGCGACCTGGAGCGGCACGCTGCCGGCATCGCCATGTGCGTACCGATGGCGCGCCTCTCCGATGGCCAGAAGGTGGCCTTCGTAGACGCGGCCTACAACATTGGCGTGTCCGCATTCTGCGGCTCGAGCATGGCCCGCCGGGCGAATGCCGGCGACATGCGAGGATCCTGCGATGCGCTGCTCATGTGGAACAAGGTAGGCGGCAAAGAAGTGCGCGGCCTGACGCGACGCCGCCAGGCTGAGCGTGAAATCTGCCTGAAAGGACTCCCATGATTGACGTTATCCCGTCCCCCACACGATTCTTAGCCGGTGCCGTAATCATCGCACTGGGCCTAGCCGGATCAGGTGCCGCAGGCTGGTTCTTCAACGGCTGGCGGAAAGATGCCGTGATCGCGGAGCTGCAGCGCGCGCACGCTCAGGAGCGCGCTGACCAGGCACGCGCTGCACTCACCATGCTGCAGGCCGACGCCGCCGCGATCCATAAGGCGGCGACCGAGTTCGGCGCCATCCAATCCACCCTGGCGCCAAAGATGACGGCGCTGACCAAGGAACTACGAAATGCGAAGCCTCTCCCTGCTGATTGTCGCCCTGATGTTGTCCGGGTGCGCAACCTCGACGCCGCCATCGACGCCGCCAATCAGGGCATCCCTCGATAGCGCCCTGGCGGCACCGTGCGCTCCGGTGGAGCGACCGACTGCAGCGGACTACGACGCTTGGCAAGCCTGGGTAATTGAGCTGCTCCGCCAATACGCCGAATGTGCCGCCCGCCATTCCAAGACAGTACAAGCCTGGCCCAAGTAAGGAATCGCATGAGCAAAACCCAAATTGACACGCGCCTGACCGAGTTCGCCACCGTCCGTCAGCTTGAGTACATTGACGCAATCAACTCGGCCGGTAGCATGCGCGCCGCGGCCAAGAAGCTCGGCGTAGCAAAAAATGCCGTGCAAGAGTCGATGTCGCGGTTGAAGGCCTCGGCGGCGGCACGGGGCTATTCGCCAGATCATGCGATGACTCGCACCGTTCCAGACGGCTTCAAGCTCGCGCGGGTCAGTACGAACTACAAGGCGGATGGCTCCATCGGGCAACAGTGGGTGATCGGGACTCCTGACGCCGAGCGACAGGCCGAGCTGCTGCGCGAGTTCGCCGCCGGCCTGGCGGAGGAGGTGAAAGGCCTCGCACCCATGACGGATCCGCCCGCTCGCTGCAATGAAGACCTGATGTGCGTGTATCCCATGGGTGACCCGCACTTCGGCATGCACGCCTGGTGGCAGGACGCGGGCGAGGATTTCGACCTGAAGAAGGCGGAGGCGCTGACCTGTGGCGCCGTCGACCGGTTGGTGGCCAGCGCGCCGGCGGCGCACACTGCGCTGTTGCTGAACCTCGGTGACATGTTCCACGCCGATAATCAGAAAAATCAGAGCCAGTCTGGTCACCAACTCGACGTCGATGGACGTTGGTCGAAGGTGCAGCGGGTCGGCCTGCGAGCGATGATTCACTGCGCCCGCCGTCTGCTCGAGCGGCATGAGCGCGTGATTGTGCGGATCAACCGCGGCAACCATGACGGGCACTCGTCCTATGCTCTGGCCCTCATGTTGTCCTGCTACTTCCACAACGAGCCACGCATCGAGGTCGACCTCTCGCCGGCAACGATGTGGTACTGCCGCTTCGGCAAGGTGCTGATCGGTTCAACGCATGGTGACACCGTCAAAGGCGCGGACATGATCCCGGTGATGGCAGCCGATCGGCCCGAAGACTGGGGCGCCACGGCGCACCGTTACGTCTACGTCGGTCACGTCCATCACCAGGACGTGAAGGAATATCGGGGTGGCGTTGTCGAATACTTCCGCACCCTGGCGGCGCGCGATGCATGGCACGCAGGGCAGGGTTACCGCGCGGGCCGCGACATGCGGCTGATCGTGTTGCACCGGGAGCACGGCGAAGTCGAGCGACACCGCTGCGACGTCGCCATGCTCGGCTGAGCAGGTACTAGTGAACGCGCTTCCAGGCGCGCTCAATTTCGCTAAAGACGACCGGGATGAGCTCTGCACCTCCAAACGATACCGGGCGCTCGTCCTTCGGATAGTTCATCACGGCCGCTGAGCGGATCATCCGAAGTGCAGTATCGCTGTACTCTCCGGTCGCGGCCAATGCGTCAAGGATCTCGTCCTCGATCTGGTGGAGCAGAGACCATGTCAAAATCCCGCGCTCGCGGTACCGGCCCACTGCTTCTGGTGCCGCCTCACGGAGCGCCTCATCCATATCCAATAACTCATCCATGTAACTCATCTGTAGTGTCCTCGCACCTGTTGGAATGACATTTGACAAGTTAATACTATACAGCGATATACTGTATGGATGTACAGTATTGTTAAGAGATTGCGGGAGCGGGGCAAGCGTAGACATTCGCGGGACATCCAGGCGGATTCCGGCGCTGCAGGGGTTTTGACGCTCGCGAACGTCGGTGGCATCTACGAGCTGCAGCTTACCGATCGCAACGATTCGACGATGCAGCCGATGATCCCGAAACTCTTCGAGGCCCAGCTCACGACACTTGGTTCGAGTCGAATGCTGTTCAAGGGGCTGGAGCGCGGCAGCGACGGGGCAGAATGGGCCCAGGAGTGGGCAGTGCAGATTAGCGGCGCATAGCGGGCCTGAGCAAAACACGATGGGCGACTTCGAAATTCACACCCTGTTCAAACAGGAACCGGGCTGCCGGCGCCGCGCCGAATCGATCCAGCATGTTGATGGCCAGATTGACGTAGATGGCCGTAAGCTTGTCTCGTCGCTTTATCATCGGGTGAGCATAGTCGCGCAGCTGGTCAACCGGTTGCGCTAA